GCTGGCCCCGAGGCCATCATGCCGCTGACCCGTACCGCTGGCGGCGACCTGGGTGTGCAAGTGCGAATGCCAGCCACCCCAGACTGGAGCCAATACGGCCGCAGCAGCGACGCCGCCCTGGTGGCCGAAATACAAGCCCTGCGCGCCGAAGTGCAAGGCCTGCGAGCCGAGGCCCGCGCCACCGCCGTGAACACCGGCCGCAGCCAAGAAATGCTGAAGCGCGTCACCCGCAACGGCGAAGCCATGCAAACCCAGGTCGCAACATGACCACCGCCTACGCCGTACAGCCCATTGCATTCCAGCCCGCCATGCTGGTCAGCACCACAGCCACAGAGCCCAACCCCTTGTGGGTAAGCGGCACCAGCTACGCCAAAGGCGCAAAGGTTGTATGGCAGCACCCCGACGGCTTGGCCATCGTTTATCACATTTACGAAAGCCTGGTCAGCAGCAACACCGTTACACCGGGCACCGACCCACTGGCGTGGCTTGACCTGGGGCCGTGCAACAAGTGCGCCATGTTTGACAGCCGCATAAGCACCCGCACCACAGCCGCGTCGCCCTTGGTGGTGGTGCTGGAGCCCGGCGACATCACCAGCAACCTCGGGCTTCTGGGCCTGACCGGTACCCACCTGAAGGTGGAAATGCTGGTGGGTGGCAGCGTGGTGTATTCGGTAGAGGAAAGCCTGCAAGGCGCTGAAATTTCAGACTGGTGGGCCTACTACTTCACGCCCGACGAGCAAACCACCCTGGCCGTTTTCGACAGCCTGCCCGCCTACTACAACCAGCAGCTGCGCATCACCCTTACCGGCCTGGGCACCGTGGGCATTGGCCACTGCATTTTTGGCAGCCGCCAAGACCTGGGCGACATGCAATACGGGGCCACCGCCAGCCTGACTGACTACAGCCGCAAAGAAACCGATGAATTCGGCGTAACCACCTTCGTTCAGCGCGACTACGCCGACGAATTCAGCGGCCAACTGATGGTGCCCAACGGCCAACTCAGCAGCGTAAAGCGCGTGCTGCGCCGCCTGCGCGCCACCCCCACGCTGTACGTGGGCAGCAGCGACGAGCGCTTCCGCGAATTGTTTGTTGCCTTTGGTTGGATGCGCAGCCACCGCGTGGCCGTGCCGTACCCGAACGAATCTTTGCTTGACATTGAAATTGGAGCCCTGACATGAGCGTGCCCACCCCACCCGGCATAACCAATGCCCCCAGTCCCGCGCCCAGCCGCGCCGACCCGGCCAATTTTCGGGCGCGTGGCGACGCCTACCACAGCTGGCTGGTGCCCTGGGTCAACACCGAACTGCCAGCGCTGATTGAATGGCTGCGCCTGCGCGCCAACGACGTGTTGGGCTGGGCCAATGCCGCGCAGTCAGACCGGGCCTTGTGCCAAGCCGCCGCCGCCGCCGTGGCCCTGCAAAGCCCCGCCGCCAATGCAACAGCCGCCGCAGCGTCTGCCGCGCAGGCGGCCGCCTATGCGTCGCAAGCGCAAGCCACCAACCCAGACTCACCCATGCGCCTAAACCCACGACGCATCACCGCCAGCTTCACCGTGCCCACGGGCTACAACGCCGCGTCCGCCGGGCCCATCACCGTGGCCGACGGCGTAACCGTCACCGTGGCCAGCGGCGCGGCATGGGTCGTTCACTGACGCACAACCCACCACACCCTGCACTCAACACTCAGCACACACAGGACTACGCTATGAGCCAAGTAATCACCCGCGAAATTCTCACCCCCGACGGCTCGCCCGTCGCCTTCCCCTACGGCATACGCATCGGCAGCAACGGCGGGGCCGGGCTGGTCAACAACATTGGCATACCCGGCCAGCAAGGCTTTGGCGCAGGCATTGCACCAGAGCTGCCCACGGGCTTTGCAAAGCTGTACGGCACCGAAGACCCTGCCAGTGACGTTTATGGCAATTACCAGTACAGCGACGGCTCTGTAATGGTTTACGTGCCAGCGTTCTTTTACAAAGTGGGTACCGGCAGCAATGGCCTCGCCTTGAATGTGGTGGACGTAAAGGCCTTTGAGGCCTACGCCAGCATGGCCGCCGCAAACGCAGCGGGCTACGCCCTGCACCGCGCGTTTTACAACGCGGGCACCATTCGCCCTGGCGTGTTTGTAGACAAATACCAGTGCAGCAACAACAGCGGCGTGGCCAGCTCCATCAAGCTGGGCAACCCGCTGTCAAGCGCAGCAGACCACAACCCCTTCAGCAGCCTAACCGGCGCACCGACCAACATTTACGCCGGTGCGCTGGCTGCGGCCAAAACACGCGGCACCCGGTTTTTTTGCAACACGCGCTTTATTTTTGCCGCCATGGCGCTTTTGTCTTTGGCGCACGGCCAAGCCGCCACTGGCACCGCGCACTGCGCGTGGTACGACGCAACAGGGGTGGCCAATTTCCCCAAAGGCAACAACAATAACGCATTGGGCGATGTGAACGATGCGGCAATAGCCTACATGTCTGACGGCTACAGCAACTGCGGGAAAACCGGAAGCGCCAACTTTTTTGCCCGCACTACCCACAATGGCCAAGCCTGCGGCGTGGCTGACCTGAATGGCAACATGTGGGAAGTCAACACCGGGCTCACCAGTGACGGCACCAACTATTACTTGCTGAAAACCAGCGCTGATGCAGCAGCACTGACGGGAGGCAACACGCTGTCAACCGACGCATGGGGTGCCGCCGGAATAGCCGCAAATTACGACGGCCTGGGCGCTACGTATGAAAGCATGCAGGCGCGTAGCGCGCTGGTGGCTTTTGGCTCGGCATCGCAGGTGCTTTCATCAGCCACCAGTGGCACACCATGGGGCGCAGCAGGCGCGGGTGTGCCATTGGCCGCTGGCACAGGTGGAACAAACTTGTTTGGCAATGACGGCCTGTGGGACTACCGGCCAAATGAGCTTTGTGTGATTTCTGGCGGCGGCTGGGACAGCGGCTCGTACGCCGGGGCCTGGGCGCTGTATCTGAACAGCGGTCGCGGCGGCTCGGGCAGCAGTGTGGGGTTGCGCGCCGCCTCGTATCTCTGATGCCCTGAGCGGTAGCGATTAGGGCCACACACACCATGAGTCAGCACACATCCAGCATTCACGCAGAAGCCGGTTTGCACCGCAAACTGGTGCTGTTTGGCGCACAGCTTGAAACGTATTTGGCGCACTTTCCGGCGTGCCACCGTTACACGCTGACGCTTCAAATCCGGCAGGCGTTTGTAGATGTGTACAACTTGGTCACAGAGGCCCAAAAGCGTTATCACAAAAAAACCACGCTCACCCAGCTTGACATTCGGCACGAGCAATTGCGCATGCTGATCAACCTGGCACACGAGCTTGGCTTGTTTGCCCACAGTGGCGGCAAACGAGATGCCGCAGCCCCCGCCGACCGCCGCCACCTGGTGCTTAGCCGCCTGGTGGACGAATTGGGTCGAATGATTGGCGGGTGGCTGCAAAAAGAATCTGGTGGAAACATCAGTGCGGCGGGGGCTTGACATGCTTTGTGTGATTTCTGGCGGCAACTGGGACAACGGCTCGAACGCCGGGGCCTGGGCGCTGAATCTGAACAGCGTTCGCGGCAACTCGAACAGCAATGTGGGGTTGCGCGCCGACTCTATGCCTGCCACGCCTCAAGCGGCAATGGCCGTTAGGCAAAGAGGGAGCCACCGTCGCGGCTTGTGCCGAAATGTTTTGCGTGCACGCCTTTTGGTAGCGGCCCTGGCCCGTGTTGGCCATCTCACCGCGAAAACCGGCGTGCGGCACCTTGGCGGAGCTGTGGCATGAAGCGCGCAGGCCAGCTTTTTGCGCAAATTGCCACAGAGGAAAGTCTGTTGGCCGCTTACAAACAAGCAGCAAAGGGCAAGCGCGCACACCGCGCCGCCTATGAATTTGGCAAAAACCTGGGGGGCAACATTGCCACACTGCTGCGCGAATTGCTGTCTGGCGTTTACCTGCCCAAGTCATGCAACCGCTTTTGGGTAAACGAGCGTCAAAAGGCCAGGCTTATTGAAGCCCCGGCATTTCGTGATTTGGTGGTGCAGCACGCCATTTATGCCACCACTGCACCCGTGTTTGAGCGCCGATACATCGAAACCAGCTTTGCTTGCCGCATTGGCAAAGGCACCCACCAGGCGGCAGACTGGGCACAGCGCATGATGCGCGCCGCTCCGCGCTGCGCATGGACGTTGCACGTTGATGTGCGCAAATTCTTCTACAGCATAGACCGCGCTACCCTGGCCAGCCTCGTGGCCAGGTGCATCAAGTGCCAGCGCACGCAGGCGCTAATGGCGCTTTTTGCCCACAGGCCAGAGCCCACAGGCATCCCCATTGGCAACCTGCTGAGTCAGACGTTTGCAAACGTGTACCTCAACAGCCTAGACCACTTTTGCAAACGAACTTTGCGCCTGAGCTGGTATGGCCGCTACATGGATGATTCGGTCATGCTGGTGCAAAGCCGCGCTCACGGGCTGGATGTGCTATCGCAAATCAGCCAGCACCTGGCAGCGCTTGGGTTGTCTATCAGCCACCACGCTTTGCAGCCCGTAAAGCGCGGCATTAATTTCGTGGGCTATCGCACCTGGGCCAGCGCCCGGTTTGTGCGTCCATCACTGGTTTCAGCCATCCGGTCAGACGCCCGACGCGGCCGCTTGGCACCACTTGTTTCCCGCCTTGGGTGCGCGCTGCGCACCTGTTCACACACCCCACTTGTTCGTTATTTGCAGGAGCACCACCATGCCATCTTTGATCGTTTACCAAAAAGCCATCACCCGCGAAACCACCACCGCCCTGCGCTTGCCGCTTGACCCCGCCACCAACCAGCAGCAAGGCACAGAGCTGGCCACGCTGGCCGATGGCCGCACTGTGGTTTGTTTGCCCGATGGCGCTACCCCGCCCACAGAGCAACCACCCGCCATTGCAGCCAGCATTCAGCCGCTGGTGCTGACGCCAGAGCTGCGCGCCCAAATCAAAGCCAGCAGCCCACACCTGCGCCTGATTGACCAGCGCGTCATTGAAAAAGTACGCTCTGCTTACAGCATTGATGACGAAATGTATTTCGCCCGCATTGGCATGGGCGCAGCCAACGGGCTTTACCAGCCCACATCAGACGAATTTCAGGCCATGACCGTGTTTGGCGAATTTGTCGAAAGCGTGCGGCAGTGGGCGCGGGCCGAGCGCGCAAAGCTGGGGATGTAAGCCATGCACCTGGTTATTCAAACCCTGATCGCCCTCGACCAGCTGCTGAACGCGCTGCTGCTGGGCTACGCC